GCGATGAATGAGAAGGTTTGACCGACAGCCTGCAGCGTCCCGGTGAATCCCGAGAAGTCTCCGACGAACTTGTCGAATACGCCAGCCAGCGTTTCGGCACCTGTCAGCAGCACTTCGGTAATCGCGTTGGCGATGCCGGTTCCGCCGGTACCTTCAGCACCGCTCCACGATTCGATGAACGTCAGGAACTCATCGACCACGGCAGTCACGGCGGGAGCCAGATTCCCGATGACCTGCCCGACGATGCCCTGAATCGTGGCGTTCACAAGGTCGAACGCATCGTTCATCGCCGCGACGTTGTTGATTTGCGTTTCGCTGACGATGAAGCCGAGCCTTTCGGCACGCTCACGCAACTCGTCGATGCTGTCTGCCCCCTCGCGGAACAACGGAGCCAACGCCGCACCCTGCTTGCCGAAGATGGCAACCGATGCAGCCGCTCGGTCGGCAGCCGTCGGCAGTTGCGAGATGGCCTCGCCGATAACAGAGAACTGCTGCTCTGGCGAGAGGGCCCGCAGTTCCGCCACCGACAGGTTGATTTGCCGCAGGCTCTTGTCCAGTTCGCCGCCGGGAGTAGCCTTGCCGATGTTCACGGCGAGCTTTTGTACGGCCGTGCCGAACGCCCCGGTGTCCACGCCTGCCAGTTTCGCCGCCAGTGAGTAGCCTTGCAGGGCTTCGACGCCGATGCCCGTGCGGGCCGAGAAGTCCACGAGCGTGTCGAGCGACGAATTGACGTTCGACACCAGCGACGTGATTTGATTCGTGACGCTGGAGAAGATGCCGCCGAGAGCCTGGAAGCCATCGACCAGGAGCCGACCGATTTCGATGGCGGAAAGAATCCGCACGTTCTTCGTCAGCGACTCGATGTTCTTGTCGGTCTTCGACGCCTGCTGCCCGACGCGGTCAAGGTCTTGCTGTGCCTTGGCGGCTGCCCGGTTGTATTGCTCCTGGCTCAACCGGCCAGCGTCAAGGTGCCCGCGAAGCTCTTGAATCTGGGCGTCGTACCGCTCTTGCGGCGTGAGGTTCGCCTCGATGATTCGTGACGCTGCGGCAAGAGCGTCCGCCCGCTGCTTTTCGGCCTTCGCCGCCGCCTCGTTCGCACCGCTGGCCTCGGCCCTGGCACGGGCTGCCACCTCTTCGGTGATGGCTCCCTGGTCGAGAAGTTCTTGGATGCGTTGCAGCCCGGCAGTCCGCTTCTCCTCTTCGGTCGCATACCGCTGGGCGAGCCGCAAGCCTTCGTCCAAAACCGACTGCCGCTGCTTCTCGGCCTCGGCAAGAGCGGCAACCCGCTGCTTTTCGGCCTCCGCTGCCGCTGCGGTCGCGCCGCTGGCGTCGGCAACCGCCCTGGCGTACACGTCTTCCTTGATAGCACCGGAGGCGAGCAACTGCTCTAGTTCGGCAAGCTTCCTCGCCCGCTTCTCTTCCTCGGTCGCGTACCGCTCGGAGATGTCGGCACCACGCTGGAACTCTGCCGCCTGCCTCTTCGCGGCTTCCTCGACGGTGCGAAAACTCTCGGCAAACTCAGTCGCTGTGACCGTCCCTGCCTTGCGAGCAGCGATGAGGTCATTGAGTGCCTGTTCGGTAGCCGCCTGGGCGCGGGCCGCCGCCTCGCTCGTGCCCGTGAACTTGTCGAAGATGCCCGAGACGCGGTCGGTCTCTTCGCCCAACTGGCGCAACGCCTTCGACACCGGGTCGAGCTTCAAGCCCGATGCGTCGGCGTTGATTTTCAGTGCGAGCGAAAGGACGTTAGCCATCGGGTAGTTCCAAGTCGCCAAGCCCGAAGGCTTTGCGTAGTTCCATCAACGCGGCGATGTCCTGCGATTCATGCTGCGGCGGCTTGTCCACCGGCACGAAATCGTCGGGCTTCGGTCGCTTGCCTTTCTCCGTGTGCGGTGCCAGGGCCACCGCCGCCAACAATCCCGTCTGCCGCCATGAATCCGGCAGAGCCGAGAACCATCGCGTGTAGGCGATATGTTCCGACAACTCTGCCGAAGTCATCCGGCGGCACAACTCACCCTGGGTCATCTTGAGTTCACGAGACAACGCGACGATGAACCGCCGCGTCGGGCTCGCGTTCAGGATTTTCCCAGTTGCTCAACATCCTCCTCGGTCATCCGGTTGTGCTTCATCGCTTCATCGAACAGGCGACCCATCACCGCGCCAGACTTCTTCGCCAATGCCGCCGTCTGCTCACGCGAAAACAGCAAGTCGCCCTTCTCGTCACACAGGACGCGGGCGAGGTACTCGGTGCGGAAGTTCTCCACGCCCGTCTCCCGCTTGCCCATCCACAGCCGCTCGTAGTTGTCCCGCTCGCCGACGCTCATCACGCGGATGTGAACGTCGCCGCCCCATTCGGGGACCGCAACCTTCTTGAGCCCCATATCGTCCGCCGCGAGGATCTGCTCTGCCGTCAGTGCCATGTCGATTGCTCCTATGGATTGGTCGGTGCGCCGACCGTGTCCATCACCTTAAAGACATGGGCAAATCTCACGACGCCGTTCGCCGTGGCGTTGATAGTCACGCCGCGATAGATACAGTCCACGTCGCACAGCGTCGCGGCTGGCGTGCTCGTAGTAGTGGTGCCGTTATGCGGCCATGCCGTGTTCGTGCGGCGAATTGTCGCGGCCGGTGCGTTGATGACGAGCCGCTTCCGTCGCCCGTACTCGCTCGTCGGCAGATTGCCGATGGACAGCGAGAGCAACCGCACCTCACCAAGATTCGGCGTCCACGTAGTCGAGCGGCCGAGCGGCAGGTCGCGTTGGACGTTGACCTCCAACTCCTGCACTTCAGACAGCGTCGCACCGCCCCACGTAAACGTGAAACCCTGGCACGGAATCGGCATCGCGGCCTCCCGTCAGCGGGAGATCGTGAGGACGCCCTGACCACGAATCGCGTCGTTCGTCGCCAGCGTCAGCGTGCTGGACTGCACGGTGCAGTAGCTCGCGGTCGTGCCACCGACGAGCGTCGCACCTGCCACCTGGATGTGGTACGTGCCGGTCGCCCCGTCGAAAATCACCGACTTGCCGATGTAGTCGAAGGTAATGGTACGGCCGCTGCCGCCATCGTCAGCCGGGAGGACGAGCGGCGTGTCCATCCGCAGGGCTTGCTCGCCCGTGGTCTGCCCGAGGTGGGCGATGTCGATGCGGGAATCGGCAGCGGCACCGGGATTCGTGTTGCTCAGAACGATGTTCGTCACGACGTAGGTGGCACTGACGCCGTCGAGCGAAATCGTGAGCTTCGTGCCGGAAGACGAAACGCCGGTATCATGCGGAGTCGAGAAGGTCGGCATTATTCAGGGCCCCAAAGGACTTGATAGGTTTGCGTGACCGAATACACCGGCGGAAGGTCGCCGCCTGCCAGTTGGACGAACCCGTCCGCCTCATTCAGCAGACTGACGAGCCGAACGCTCACGTAGTTTCCCACGCCGCCGCCCCACCCATCCAGACACCTCCGGGCGGCATCCGCCAACTCTCTTACTGCCTCGTAGCCCTCCGCGAACAGGTCCACCGCCAGCGTCACAGTGGGCATCCCCACCGGGCCGGATAGCGACTGCTCACGCTGGACGCCTTGCCGCCGCCAGGTCACGAACGGCAGACCAGCCGACGCCGGGGCAATGACCGGATAGACGCGGCCCGCCACAAGCGACGCCACGGCTGGGTCCGCTATGAGCAGGTCAGCAATGACTTTTTCGGGGGCTTTGAAACTCAATCCACACCTCCCGTCGCGGATCTGGTCAGAGTCGCCAACGCCTGCTCCAGGGACAGCCGCAGTTCCCGCTGGAGGATTTCCGCCACCTGGGCCTTGGTCTGGTCAAACGCCGTCTGGAGCGGCGGCCGACCCGTGGACCCGCCGACCGGCATGGCCGGGATGCTGATGGGCTGGCTGGATTTCTTGAAGAACGCCTGCGGCGTGCCCGGCTCGGTCTGCACCCGCTGGCCGCTCTGCCCTCGTGGCATCCTGGGCGTCTTCAACATCCGAAACTCGCCGAGCCGGTTGTAGCTCGATGCGATGTAGCCGCCCTGCCGCTTCACTTCGTGCGTCACGACATCGACGGTCTTGCCCGACTTCATCCGCCGAACGTGGCCGAGTCTCGTGTACGGCTTGTCCGCAGGCTTCATCACCATGCGGCCTTGCGTGCCGTTCTCCAGCCACCACTGATGGTAGGCCCGGTCTGGGCCTGCCCGCACGGCTCCGCCGGCGGCACTGGACGAATCCGCCCGCCCGGCACGGCGATAGCCCACGATGCCGACCGCGACGCCGTCCAATCCGTACTCGACCACCCTGGACGTGACCGCCCGCTTGAGGTTGCCGGTCGGCCCGACAGGCGAGACCTCCCGCAGCCGCATCTCCACGGGCTGAATCGCCTTCTCGATCGCCGCCGCGAGCAGCTTCGTCTTCGCCGGGTTGTCCTGCAGCGTGCGGCCGAGGGCGTCCTGCAACTCGCGGAGCCCTTCCATTCGCGCCGACAGGAAGATGCCAGCGGTCGCCATCTAGTCCACCCGCTCGGTGCAGAGTGCTTCGTGGTGGCTGCGGTTTTCATGCTCGAGGAGCGACGCGATTTCCAACACGCGACCACGCCACAGAATCCGCATCGTGCTGGTCATGTCGGGGACGTACCGCATCCGCACGCGATGCGACACCTCGGTCCGCTGCTGCCCCTGGAGCAACACCTCACGGCTCGATAGACCTTCCACACTCGCGTATCGCTCGGCAAATGGCTCCCACGTTTGCACGGTCTCGCCCATGGCGTTCCGTCGCTCGGTCGCCTGCTGAATCGTCACTCGCTCGCGGAGTCGGCCGAAGTCAATCATGTGCCGTACAACACCAGGGTGTAGGAGGCGGTGCCCGAAGTGAACTCCGTCTCGATGCGAATCATGTGACCGCTGGCGTCCCAATCCGAGACGCCGCAGTTGCCGAACGACCGAACGACCTCATTGGGCAAAGTCTGGTCAAACACCACGCAATCGCGGCTGCTCTGGAACGCCACGCGGGACACGTTGGTGAAGGACACCACGCCGCCCGCCGCGTCGCGGAACTGAGGCAGCATCGGGTTCGTCTGCACCGTGACGCCAGCCGTGCTGACCGTACCCGACACCACCGCCACCTTGCCCTCGGTGTATTCGGTGGCGTCCTGCAGGGCGATGCTCTTGAGCGACTTCACGGCCGTCACCGTGGCATCGTCTGCAAACTGCACATCGACCGCGATGCGACCTCGGATGCTCACTGGTAGCTCCCCCACTTCGCGGAATCGAGCAACGCCTTCACGCCGAACGGAATCTCAGTCAGCGTCGCCTGGTCGGCCGCCATCCGCCGCTCGTACCACATGCCCACGAGCCACAGAATCGCGTTCTTGATTCGCTGCTCTACAGCACTGCCGTCCGCACCCTTACCGCCCCACCATGTCACCGTGACGGCGTTGTAGTCGAGCAGGTGGCTCGGCCATGAGCCGTTGTAGAGCGTGCGGATCACGCCCGGCGTCGCATCGCGGTCCACCCGGTACTGGCTCGTCGCCAGCGTCGCCGTTGCCTGCGTCTCAATCGTGTAGGTGATGCTGACCGCTGTCACCGTGCCGCTGCTCGCCATCGGCGGGCGGGGCAGTTCGATTTCGCGTGGAAACGAATCGAGCGTCATCCGGTACTGGGTATGGATGAACGTCTCGTCACAGTACGCCTCGCACCACTCTCTCGCCGCCGTGATGAGCGACGAGATGTAGGCATCGTCGGTGGACGTATCGACGCGGCAGTGGGCTTTCGCCTCCGCGAGCGTGACCGGCTCAACCGCTGGCTGCGTCAGGGTTTTGAGGCTTCGAAACCGCACGCTTCGTTCTCCTGGGGGTGGCGTCGGCACGCTCGTAGTCGTGTTCGACGCTCGCCGTCTCTATCAGGTCCATCTGCTGCTCACGCTCGGCCAAGCCGTCGCGGATGAGCCGCAGGGCAGTCTCGTCCTCACAATCGACCACCGTGCCAAGGCGATAGGTCGAGTAGTTCTTCAACAGTCTTATTTTCATGATTGGGGCACACTCCATGCAGTTTTGGGCTTACCGTTCGCCGTGTAATCCGACACGTACTGAAACACCGGCTTGGCAAGGTCTTTGCCCGGCCAGACCGCAACCCATTCGCCGTGGCCGATTGAGACGCGGGGCGAGACGTAGACGCGGTTGCCGGCCTTGCGGAATTGCTTCCAGAAGTGAATGTCGGCGTCGGTTCGCCCGTCGCCGTACTCGCCCTTGTCGTTGGGCTGGTCCTGAAACCATGGCTTCGGCGTTCGCTTGAGAGCCTTGGTGGAAATCACCGTGCAGCCGAAGTGGGCGGAATCCACTTCTTGCACGGGCTCGGCAAACCACGACATCGGCAGTTCCGTTGACCCTCCAGGCGGCTGCGTGTCCAGCGTGCCCTTGAGCGTGAACATCGGGCGGCCGTCCTCCCGCTTCACCTGCATGGGGGCGAGGGCGTCGCACTGAAACGCCATCGCCATGGCGACCAGTTCCTCGACCGTCTTGCGGTCCCAAAAAGAATCCATGTCGGTGCAGAGCAGGTATTCGGTGGAGTCTGCGAACTGCTCCATGCACCGCTGCAAGACCTGCCCCCAGAGGGCACCTTGCCCGAGCGTCGGGCGAATGCCGAGAGGCATCAGGGCTTGAGCCCATCCGAAGACGTTGGACAGCGGCCCGAATCGCGGCCCGCTCATGATGCACTCGATGCGAACGTCTACATCCGTGCCGCCGACTTTGACAATCATGCCTGACCTCAAAACGAAGATGGCGGGCATGGCCTTGTGCCACACCCGCCATCCACTGTGTCGAGGCTGTCAAGTAATCAGTTGGAGAACTTGAGCAACGCACCCTTGGCGGAAGCCGACTCGGCACCGGCTTCGCCCTTGGAGAGCCGACCCACGAGCACCACGCGAGCGTTGGTGTCGTTCGGGGCGGTCGCCAGCGAGATGTATCGCGGCTTGCCCCGGAGGTCGAAGTCAAGCCGCACGATGGTCGAGGCAGCCGTCTGCGCCGCCGCCGTGTTGGCCGAACTGGTGATGCCCGAGACCGAGCCGTAGGTGGCCGTGTAGTCAGCCAGGGCAGCCACCGTGTCGCCAGCCCTGAGGCTGAACGTGCTGGCAACCGCCGAAGTGCTGACGCACGCCCCGTAGACGCCGTCCACCGACAGGTACTCGTAGCCGAGCGTGTCAATCGTCAGGGCCACGGTGGCAGCCGAGCTACCGCTGGTGACGAGCGAGGCAACGCTCCGAGTGGATTCCGCGAAGTTCAAGGGTCAGTCTCCTAGAGGGTCAAAGGTCAGGCGGCGAACCGGAGGGCAACGACAGGACCAGCCTTGCTCGTGTCGCCAAGGTCATTGGCGACCATCGCCACGCGAGCCGTAGCGAAGGTGAGCATCTGGTCGAACTCGATGAACCGGCTGGAATCGGTCTTGATGGTCACCTCGCGGCGAACGCCGTAGGTCGCAGCCTGGGCGAGATCCCCGAACAGGCAGGCCACCTGATTGCCGGTGCCGGTCAGGCGATTCTCAAGCGGCTGCGTGATGACAACCGGGAAGCCGAGGAACGAGAGGTTCGCACCGCCCGCCACGTCGGCCTGATTGTTCCCCGCAGCCGACATCATCAGGCGAAGCATCGAGGCACCGTAGCCAGCGGGCGAGATGTACCACTTCGCATTCCCGCGAGCCCGAGCGTAGACCGGGAGCCGAGCCACCGTGTTGGTGAAGTCGGCCAGTTCCAGCCCGGCGAAGGTGTTGTTGCCGCCCTTGGCATTCACCACGCCTGCCGTGTGCGTGCCGTCGATGATGGCAACAGCCACGCCGGTCGTGCCGTGGTAGGTCGCCCCGGTGCCGGTGCCGATGAAGCCCGAGTTGTCGAAGGCTTCGCTGAAAGCCTGCGCCACCTCGACCGCCATCAGGTCGGCAAGGTCGACCACCGAGTCTTCGAACAGCGACATCGGGATGCGATTGTCGATGCCCCAGAGCTTCGCCGTGAGCTGGATGTTGTCCAGCGTCACGTCCGAAGTCGACGGGGCAGCGTTCTCCCCGATGGGCCGAGCGGAGAGGCCGCCGGTCCGACGGGCAATCAGCATCTCGCCGGTCGGCATCGTGACGTTGCGGGCGTTCGCGGGGAACACGCCGAACTCCTCGACGAGCCGGATGACTTCCGCCGACAGTTCGGGGCTGGTCAGCACGCCGCCGAGGCTGTTGATTCCGCCCGCCTGGGCGCGAACCTCGACGCCGTGGTCATGGCACCACCGCCGCGCCTCGGCATCGCCGGTCAGCGTGGCCTTGATTGCCATGCCCGCACGGTACGCCCGCTCTTCGCAGCGGAAGCCACGGAGGGGACGAATCGACTTCGGCACGGCGTAAACCTTCGAACGGCTTTCCACGGCGGGAGCCTCCTCGGGGGTCTCGGTCTTCTCGACTCGCTTGGCCGGGGCACCACGCTCCAGCACGGCGCGAAGCTCAAGCTCCTTCGCCTGCACCCGCTGCAGGAACTCAATCCGCTCGCGGAGCTTGTCGGCCTTGGTCTCAAGGCTGCGGAGCGACGCCTCTTGCTCTTCGCTCATGGGCTCGGCCGGGGCCTCACCCTCGGGGGCACCTTCGGTCAGCGTCTCCATCTCGGCGACAACGGAAGCCAGTTCGTCGAGCAGTGCCTTGATCTTGTCCACGAGGTTTCGCTCCTGTGTTCGGGTCGCGGCGACCAATCGCCGTCTACCCCGAACCTAAGAAGCGAACCCCCAACCCATGCAGTTATGGGGCGGCGTTAGTAAACAACTTTCTCCGAGCGACTTCGGAGGCGGGCAGCAGTTGCTTGTCTGTGCAGCCGCAACGCGGGCACCGCAGGTAGCGGGTCTGGTACTCGCCAGACCGCTGCGATGACGCCACCGTCAGGCGACCCTGGCGGCACTTCGGACACGAATCACCACTAGCGGCCATGCTTTGCCAGATACTCGCGGAGGGCGGATGCCTTGCTCACGACGGCCAGCCGCTTGGCGTTGTTCGCTTCGCGGGCCACGCGGAACGCATCGTACGACCGCTTTGCCACCGTCACGTCCGCATCGGGATACGCCGGAAACGTCACCGGGCCAACGTCCAGCAGCGTGTCCACGCGGGTGATGGTCCGCACACTGCGGCCGTCCTCTACGCTCCACGCATCGCCGCCGCTCGGGACGGTGAACGAGAACGACGAGCCCTTGACGATGCCCGCCCGAATGTTGCTGGCGATGTCCCGCCCGTAGGTCGTGTCGGGCACCGGGAACTCATACCGCAAGCCAACGTCATCGACCGAGAGCTTCAGCGTGCCGGGATAGCGGGCCAGCGGGAAGTTGGCGTCGT